TACACTTTTCTAGCCGAACAGCTGTTTGACGCTCGTTTAAAACAGGGTTAGTTTTGAGAAAGACAGTATATAGGAGCTACTAGATGAAACGACGAATAGACACTAAAGCTGAAGAAATCGAAGAGGCCCACGGACGTAAATTAACGAATCGACAGAAAGAATTTGCCCGGCACTTCGTAGACGCAACGCACTCAAACGCGGAGTGCGCCCGCCTCGCAGGATATTCCGATAAAAATGGGATCGCTAAGATTCAAGCGTACAAACTCCTTAACCCGAAATTCTTCCCGCACGTTGCGGAATATGTTATGGAAATGCGTGAAGAGCGTGAGCGGAAGTATGGTGTCACTTTGATGGGCCAACTGAAACGTCTTCGGGAACTTTCCATGGGCGCTGAGGAATCAGGTCAATTTTCTGCTGCAATAAACGCGGAGAAGACCCGTTCAGCACTGGGGGGTTTAACAACAGACCGGCGAGAAACAAACCACTTCCATGCTATCGAAAATATGGATAGGGAAGAGATTGAAAGCCGGCTCACAGAGCTTAGAAAATCCCACCCTAGTGTTTTCGTAGATGCCGATTATGAGGTTGTTAATGACGCAGAAACCAGAGACATTAATGTGGAACAATCTTCGAGCGAAGATGCCAAAAAATTGGAACACCACAAGGATTGAAAACCGTTTTGGCGGCGGGATCCCGGACGTTCATGTATGCGCGGAGGGGTTGCCTTTTTGGATAGAGCTCAAAGTTACGAAAACTAACCGCGTAAATGTATCCGCTCATCAAGTTGCGTGGAATTTCGCCTATAACCAGTCGGGCGGCGTGAGTTTCTTCCTTATTGCGGCCCTCGCATCAACCAACCTATATTTGTTTGACGGGGTCCATGGTCGGGGTTTAGCGGACCACGGATTGAAGTCGGGTCGGGTCGGGGACCACGGATTGAAGTCGGGTCGGGTCGGGGACCACGGTTCGGGGTCGGGTTCGGTCGGGTCGGGTTCGGTCGGGTCGGGTTCGGTCGGGTCGGGGTCGGTTCGGGTCGGGGATCATGGTTCGGGTTCGGTCGGGTCGGGGACCATGGTGCCGTGCCTTTGGTCGGGGTCGGACCAAGTCGGGCTTCAGGAAGCGATGCTCGACTTCACCCGGCGGCGGATTGGTCAGCCGGCGCCTCGAGCTCTTTGACCAGGAACTGGAGTATAGGAAACCCCGGCCAGATAAATCTGACCGGGGTTCGGTGGCTGCGTGCACTCCGCCACCAGCGGCGCCATTAAGTGTCAACAACCGGCGCCGTAGTCGTGAACGACAAATCCGCTAGTGTCGTGTTTAGCTTTTGATCCTTTCGGATCCAATCCGACGATCACTGGTGACGGGTCCAGGTTCCTTAAATCATGTTTTGTTCCATCAATCACGCGATGCCCCATGAACGTTTTCGGTTGGCCTTGACCGAATACAACCGCTACATTTTTACGGTTGGCTAAAACATGCATCGCTTCATGCATATTCGTTTCGGAAAGACTGAACGTTAGGTGATAGTTTGACGGCTTATTAGGGTTTAGAATCCGCTTCATGCTTTTAGTATAATCCACGAACTGAACGTGCGGGAATTGCTCCGGCAAGGTCGGTCCGTCAGGGCCTTTGATATATTCGAACGCGATATCAGTGGAGCCATTCGGGCGGATGGCAAGGTTCTTTTTTTCGCGGCCCGCTTTGCGAATCATAGCCTCTATGTGCCCGGCCATTTCTGCCATGAACGCTTGGCGCTCGTTCATGAAATATTGTGCTTTGGCTATTCGGCTTTCACGCGTGCGATTGGTTCCGTTTTCGAGATCGGAAACAATGGCCGCTTGTCCGCTATACATGCCAAGGCATAAGGCGCGACAACCGGCGCTAGAATCTGGGCACAAGTTGCCCGCGCCGCCAGTACTGTGTGGTGCCATATAATTGATTGCATTAAGCCAACCGTATTTGTCGGCTTTTATTGCTTTCGCGCTATCAGTAGAAAAGAACTTTGTAAATTTAGGCATCGCTATTTCTCCGATGGGGGTTATTGACTCTGTAAATATACCATCAATTCCCAATATATGTCAAGGGGTCGGGTCGGTTTATTTTGGGGTCGGGTCGGGTTCGGTCGGGTTCGGTCGGGTCGGGTCGGGTTCGGTCGGGTCGGGTTCGGGTCCATAAAAGTCGCCGGCGCGTGAGTGCCGGGGCCTTAGTCGGTGGATCGCGAACCAGGATCGAGGCCGGCTCGGCGGCCTGAGATAGGGCGACGGTAATCCCGTCGCCCTATATCGTCGTCATAATTTCACCATTTTTAAAGTTCGTCTAAAATTTCGACGTCTGTTTCATCGTCAAAGGACGTTGGTTCAAAGCCATCCGAAAAGACTAATTTTCGCCAGGTTGAGCCGTCTGGGTTTTGGTTTTGGGGGTCAATGTTTTGAACCCGTCCCCTCGTTTCTAATCCGATTAAAATCATACCGGGCCATACTTGGTGTGCTTTAATTGTTTTGGTTTTGGTCCAATCTAAACGCATGTTCTTAATCCCTTTCAATGTTGGTTAGTGTTTCTCAATTCTGCCAAGGCTTTGAACCTTGGCAGTAGTAAAGAAACATTAAACACGAATAAAATTTTCCACGGGGCCCCCCGTGAATTTCTGCCCATTATCAGCGTTTAAGTGTAAATTGCCACTAAACTCGCTTATGAACACATCCGTTACGGTATAGGTCGTTTCGGTGTTCATTGATTTGGAGCCGTTTGGGCCTTCCCAAATTGTTACAAGATCGGGCCGTTGCTTAACTTTATCACCTTTTAAAATTGCCATTGTCTTATTCCCTTTCAATGTGTTTCATGGTGCTCAATACGATAATGCTCCCAGAGGTCGATCATATGTTTTGCGTCTCTTAATAATTCTGCCGCATCTGTCCAGTTTGATTCATTTTCTCTGCGTATATTGTAGTGTTTTGAATCTTCGATTTTCTCTATAATCCATCCTTTATATTTTCGTAACATTTGTCTGTCTCCTTTTAGCCGTTTCAAGTATAGACCGGAGAATGTTGCAAAGGTCTTTTGAAGACTTGAACGCTGCACCGGTGAGCGAATACGTTGTTTTTGAATAAGCCGTTTTAACATTTGGGCCGTGATGGTTTTTTGTATTTGTATAGAGATGGAAGGCATTCGCGCCGTACACTTGCGTTGCTAGTTCGCGAATTGTTTTTATGGTGTTGTTCATTTCGTTAATCCCTTTCGGTTGTTGACAATCAGCATTATACATGGGATAACATGGGGGTCAACAACTTATTAGGAGAGAATCAGATGTCTACACGAGCTTGTTACACTTTTACCGATAGGCAAGGCGAATTTCACGTTTATAAACACCATGATGGCTACCCTTATGCTCATGGCGTTCACGAAGGCGAAAACTATGAAGTCGGCGGCCTTGTTTGGATTAACAACGCAAAGGGATTTTCGTGGGAGCTACCCCGTTTTGAAGCCGATGATTTCGCGGCATCTTTTGTGGTGGCGAACAAGGACGGGGGTGGCGGTTGTCGTTTAATTAACAAGCCGAACCCGTGGGAATTTTCTTCGGATTCTGAATACTGGTATAAAATCAAAATCGCAGTTCCCGCCCTTGACGTATGGGTAGATGTTTATCGTGTCGATTGGTGGAATAAAGACAATCGTACATCTGACAAGATTATGTCGGGCGCGTTGTCTGAGCTCATCTCCTCTAAACATAGCCAAAGGGAGGTTGCGTGATGCCTAATTGGACCAGCAACACTTTAGAAGTGTGCGGTAAACCCGATGCCGTTGATAAGTTCGTTTCACATATGGGCGAAGTGATGGATTTTGAGAAGGTAATCCCGCCTCCCGCGAACATGTTCCGCGATAATTTGTCTTCAGAAGATAAGGACAGATGCGCAGCGGAGGGGATCCCGACATGGTATGAATGGCAAAGCGAAAACTGGGGGACTAAATGGAACGCCTCCCAAGCCACCCCTGTCGAAATAGCTATGCTTGATCCGCTCGCCATCAAGCAGGCAACCTATCGTTTTAACACTGCTTGGGATACCCCCCGTGAGGTGATCGCGGAGTTGTGGAAACAATGGCCCGACCTAGATTTTGAGGGCGGGTATGTTCACGAGGGATACGAGGGCTGTGGATCCTTCCACGAATTCAGCAAAAGGGAGTGATAGGCGAAAGCTTGTCGGGGGAAGGGCGACTTTCGGGTCGCCCTTTTTCATGCCTGATCGGGTCGGGTCGCCCTTTTTCATGCCTGATCGGGTCGGGTCGGGTCGGGTTTAAATGACCCAGGCCGCCGGGCCGCCGGGCGCCGGCCCGGTAGGGGATGTTAACTAGGCTCGAGCTAGGCCGCCGGCACAAAAAAGGGAGGCCCGAAGGCCTCCCTATCTCCTTGGAAATGATGGCTTTAAGCGGTGACCATAATTAATGGATCGTCGCGATAGGCCTCAATGAATTCTGGTGAGGCATATGTTAGCTGGAAATTATGAATCACGTCTTTACGATAGGTGTCTCCATATTCCCATGACCCGTACGTCATAGGCGACTTAGCCACAGTGTACCAACGAGCATACTGGTCGCTGGTTTCATTTTTAGCCAGCTTGTACGTTTTTAAGACTCTGATTTCGAAATCGCCATTTTTAAAAGTAGCGTAAGGGTTGTCTACCTTACGGCCTTTGCTTAGTGTGTTTTTAGCCATGTTAATGTTTTCCTTTTATGTTGTTGACTTAGAGATATTACTCCCATATTATCCCATAAGTCAACAACATAAAGGAATAAAGCAATGGAATATGAAATCAATACTCAATGCCCCGCTTGTGATGGCTACGGTATTCATGAGAATCAAATAGCTGTCGATGAATTTGTCGACAGTGATTGTCACGAATGCGAAGGCTCAGGATTAATCATGCATACTGGAATCTACGACAGTGAAGAGGATGCGAAAGCCGACTACCCCGAAAGCTTCATCAAGCCGTCAAAATGGACCCGCGCACAGGCCGTACAGCGGGGTGAAATGATTGCCAAGCAGATTTTTAGCCCAACGTAGCCTGTAAATATTTCTCTCAAACTTCGGGCGGCCTTCGGGTCGCCCTTTTTTTATGCCGGGTCGGGTCGGGTCGGGTCGGGTCGGGCTCGAGCCAGGCCGCCGGGCCGGCGGCCTGGGTAGTAGTTCCAGTATAGTATTATGATTTCCGGTTCCTCGATTCCTGCTGATTCCTGCTAGGGCAAAGCCTTAAAATAATTTGAATAAAATGCATTTAATTAATTGACGGCGTACCATGTATCATGGTACAACAATGTTGTTGTAACGATAACCTTAGAAACAGAAAGAGAGAAAGACAATGAAACATTTGACCTTGAACAATGGCACCACCATTCGCAGCGAGAAACAAGCAGCAGCGGAATTCCACAATGTTCATGCCATGCATGACGAAATCAAATCAGACTTGGCCACGCTCAAAACTGTCATAAAGGACAAT